CTCAAGGAAAGGGATGGCACGAATTGAATCAGCACATGACGAAGTTCGGCCTGGACCGTATTGTTGCGGGTGATTTCTCTGCCTATGATCAACATATGTCAGCAAGAGTGATCTTGCTAGCATTTAAAATTTTCGAACATATCGCTCGGAAAGCTGGTTATTCAGAGGATGATCTCAAAATGATGCGGGGTTGCGCCACAGAGGTGGTATATCCTGTGATGAGTCTGAATGGGGAATTGATCCAATTATTTGGGTCGAATCCCTCCGGACAGAATCTTACAGTGTACATTAACTCTTTGGTGAACTCTCTGTACCATCGTTGCGCATTTAAGATGATTTATCCTAATTATACAGGAAAATTTTCTGATGTCGTGGCAATGATGACCTATGGTGATGATGTGAAAATGAGTGTGAAAGTCGGATTCGACGATTACAATCATACTAACATCCAGAAGATGTTCGAAAGTTTTGGCATCAAATACACCATGGCAGAGAAGGACGCAGAGTCCGTTCCATTTATCACTCACGAAGAAGCAGACTTTCTGAAGAGGAAATCTCGCTGGGAACCACGTTATAGATACGTAGAGGAAGATGGAACAGTGCACAATGGGATGTGGATTGCTATGCTTGATGAAGCTTCGTGTTTTAAGAGCTTACATTGCAATCTTGCTTCCAAAGAACAGTCACAAGAAGAAGTGGCTATTCAGTGCATTGAAGGACAATGCAGGGAATGGTGGTTTTACGGAAAGGAGCACTTCGAGTTTCGTCATAATCAGATGAAGGAAGTAGTGCGACGCCTTGGTTGGGATAATTTCATGTCCGAATCTTTTTGGTCTGGCTACGAAGCTAGGGAGGCTAGCTGGCTAGACCGCAACGGAGTCGAACTTATCGAGTAAGTTCCTCCCGTCCTGGGACGACGTTTAAACTCACCCACGTGTACAGGTATTACGCGAAGCCATGAGCAATTTCCACCCACTGTTATGTATACCAAGGTAACTTTTAGAGTAGTTTTTAGGTTCTACTCTTAATTGGACCATGCAGGAGGGATTCAAAACCCTGAGTCGGATACTGTCTTAACGAGACGCAGTATACCAGACTATAAACCATAGAAGATCGTTACTA